TCCAAAGATACCAGCAGGGGCATCGTATTGTGCAGGAATATTCTTGTCACGCCATGAGAACGTCACTTCGTAACGCTGCAATTCATTGTTCTGCTCAGGCAAGATGAAGTTCGCTGAGGTAGTAATACCAACCGGAGGGTTGATGTATATCACCTTTCCGCTGTCGCACATGTACGCAAGTATCCATGCAATGCGGCGGTTGTTTACATCATTCCAGAAAGTATTGTTCTCGTCAGTTACGTTTGCATCAAACAAGGTTGCAGTACGGTCTTCGTTGATACGAATTGCAGTACCGCAGCCGATTGGGCTGTCAACAGTTACCGGAGAACCAGCAGGAAGAGCGAATCGGATATCCTCGATGAGTTTTGCAGTGCCGGCAATTAACAATGCGTCAACTGCTGCTTCATCTGAAGGATTAACCAATTCCGTACCGCAGGCTCCCACGATAATCGCAGAAACACCTCCGAGCTTGTATTCGTTGCAGTTTACTAAGTTGTGATCAAGTAGCGATGAGTCGCAGTAGCTTACACAAGCCATAGTATAGAGATTTGAATTGTTGGTGGTTGCCTGTTGAATAGGACGGCTTCCGAACTCCTACGTCTCTATGATGATCTACTGCAAATTTACGAATTATTCCTGATATAAATTCACCAGGTCTTGAGTTGTAATTCTTTCGCTGTCTTGAGTCAGAATGAATGGCTCATCATCTTGGTCAAGAATCGAAGGCAAGCAGTCCGCATCCACGCCAATGCATACCGTCTTACGCACCTTGTCGTTCTTCTTGTACAAGTCGATAGTCAAGCTTCCAAGGTCATCGGCATTGTCGTATTCGATTGTCGGGAATTCACCATCGGCAGGGAAGACAATCTCTCCGTTCACATAGCAGTTGTCAAAGTAGAACACCAGCGAAAGGAAGTCGAGCACGTACTCAGGCAATCTGCCGAAGTGATAGCTTAGCTTCTTCTTGCGGTCCACATAGCTTGCCTGCCATCTGCCTGATGCGTATCTGAACAAGTCGCTGTCCGTGTCGTACTGAGGCTGAAATCTGCGGCCCTCAAGTCGGATGCCTGGAAGGAATGAAGTGCCATAGAACGCCATGCCGAATTGATTCTCTCCGTTGCAACCTTCAATCTTGAAGAAACGGCAGTCATCGCTGAAGTCACCAATCTGAATCAGGTCGCTGTACTTGTCGTATGTGGCCCAGTTCTTATCTGCTAAAACGGTTATCTTGCTGACAGTAATCTCGCCATCAAGCGATGCGCCGAACTGAGTAGCACGCAAGCTTACAAATCCGGTTTGCGTATTGGTGAAGACAAAGTTGTATGTGCCTGCTGTGGATATTGCGCTGTCGTATTGAATGCCATCCACTCGGAAGCTAAGCCTCGCATTGATGATTGAATCAACCACGATGGTCACATAGTAGTCTTTGTCCTCGCACAGCTCAGTGATGCTCACAAGCTCCGTTGCATTGCCTAATGAAGTTAGTGCAATACTTGCGCCGCTGCCAGGCAAAACCCAATCGTCTGCGCCAATCAATGGCGTAGAAGTCCACCCAACAGGAGGGCAAGTTAAACAGCCAGGCGAAGCATTGAAGAACGGATTGTAAATGAAGTGCTGTCCGCAAGTGTTTTCGCAGTAGTCCGCAATCGCTAACCGATAGCAGCCCGGCTCAATGGTATAGTCTGCAAGGTTAATTGCAGCGGTTAAGTATTGATCCTTCAATGTCAGAACAGGGTCAAACCTTTCAACTACCGCAAGCGTTTGCGCATCAACCAAGCCAGTAAACAGCCATCCGTTTGCTAATGATTCTACGCTGTCAACAGTGAATGTGCCATCGAAAAAATCTCCAGCCAAGCCAACGAAAAAAAACGCAATTATTCCATTGGCTTGATCATAATTTTCAACTATAAAAGTATGCGTGCCTGGTGCAGATAAATTGATGGTTGTGCCCACCAAAGTCCCAACAGCTAATGTTCCGCTGTTATACGTGTCTATTGTTACCGTTATTCTCCAATTCCGAACTACATCATAAGTCTTATAACTTGCTACATATCCGCCTGAGTTTCCTGTTCCTGTTATAGTGCTGCCGCTTTGAGTCCAATCTCCGAAAAGAAACTCTTGATAAAATTGAACTGTGCCGCATTCGCCTACCTCAAGTTGGTAGAATAACTGGTCATTGAAGTCAGCAAGCTGCGCGAACTCAGTGCCACAGCCCTCACATACCTCAGGCAGTTGACTGTTGAATATTATCGGTTGATTCGGTATCGAGGTGTAACTCATGGCAGTAGTTTGTTGGATCTTAGTTCGAATTGTGCGCCCTTGCGCATTACTGATTCAATCTGAATATTCTTGATGTAGGTCGGAGAAACAGCCAGTGCATCATCTTTCCGACCCAGTAGAATCGGCTTCGATGTCTCGCTTGTGATGGCGTTAATCTCGGCCATTGACAGCGGTCGCTTGAACTTGTAGAGATAGGCTTGAACGTCATTGATATCTACGGGCTGCAAATCATTTGGAAGCCCAAAAGGAATACCAGAACCACTAAAATAGGATTGCTTGAATCCTTCAGGAAATGTGTGGTTATTTAAAAAAGCCTGCAAATTATCAAACGGCGTAGAAGATACACGCTGTGTGTAGCAATTTACAACTACCTTGTCGCCTGTATTGCAAACGATTGTGTAGTTTAATATTTCACGCCAGTTCTTTGTTTTGCTTAATGTTGTTGCATCAGATGTTTGGAAGCCTATTGCAACTCCAGCCGAATCATAATGCTCAATTCGCAGCTTGATTTGTCTACCCCATTCAACAGGATCGGGTGCAAATGGAGGCGTTCCATCCCTTACCTCGTCCCAAATCATTAATGCGTTAAACCTATAAATACCAGCGGCTGGAACGGTGTAAACATCAAAAAGGAAATTATTTCCATTATCCGTTATCTCATTTAAAAAAACAGCATAATTTCCATTAGCCGTTTTAATGTCTTGGAAAAAACTATTATTGAAAAAATATAAATCTGAATTTATACCGCCGCCAGACTGAACATTAAATATCGTTTGTGATGGACTTATGCCACCTAAGAAAGAAGTTAGAGTATTTGGATAACCATTAATCCAATTAGCCGAAATGTTTTCATTTCTTAAATCACCATTGTAAATATTTTGACCAGCATTATATGGGTCAAATTTACGTGCGCTAAAAACATAATCGGGCGAAGGCAATGTAATTGGAAAATATTGTACTTGAATTATTGCAGGATTTGTTTCATAATTCTCTGATGCATGAACGTATATGTCTTCAATTACGTTTGTGTCAAATATAACATCATCGCTTTTTAAGCCTAAGATGTTTGATGTATTGCACTCGCCTTGAAATCCAAATGTCTCAGGTCTAAAACCTCTAAATACAGTTTGCACAAATTCGCAAGGCGTTGCGCCGCCGTTGCATTGCCCTTGCTCTAAAAACAATTGATTGCCAAATTCAGCCGCTTGATACAATCGTGATGTATCGAACTGCATTTCAATATCGGGCTGGTCATCCAATATAACTGATGCAGAGCTTTGCTGAAAATATGAAATCGGCTCAATGCGAAGCAATGGTCTTCCGTTGGCTTGCTTCTCGAAGCCCATGCCTAAGTTTAGCTTTTGCCTTAAAGCATTATAAACGATTTCGAACGATGCAGATATTGAATCGTTTGACTTTGTTCGAATATGAAAGCCAGTTGTATACGCAAAAGTGTTTATCAGTAATGGTGTAGCTTGATCGTAAAAAAAGTAATTAGATTCAAAATCGATTAACCCATCACTCATGCAATTAACTAAATGCTTAAACACATCATAAATGCCATAAGCATAAGCTGGGTTTGATGGATCTGTTACACCAGTCGAAGGCGTAAACATCCTTAGCTTACGTTTATTTGGCGGTATAATTGACACGCCATTCTTTGATGTTGTTAACGCAAGCGAAAACGGGATGCTCTTGTTGTTGTTAATCTTGGTGCTGAATGTCTCATCGTACATCTTCGTTTTAACCTGGCACCGGTCGAGTAGGAAGTTGCACTCCGTTGCAATGATGTATCCATCCACAAGCTTCTCCCACGTTCCTGATGCGCAAAGGTATTGCACCGATACGCGAACCAATTCGCAGTAGCCTGACGTTGCCAACTTATTGTAAAGATAACCGAACACATCACCGCCAAAGATTAACTCATTGTCAAAGGATGTTATGCGAGCCCCAATGGTTGTGTCCTCTGTGATAGTGATGCCGAAGTCCTCAGGGTTAAGCGGCTGACCTCTGTCAAGGTTATCAATTAAGAATTTTAATTCTGATGCCATGCGTATCTTGAGTCAAAGCCGTTGATGTTTACAACTGTATTCTTATTGCGCATATCCCTGCGCAGCCCTTTTATCTCCTTCTCCATGCTCTTGCTGTTAAGCGATGCGTTGACTGTTATGCCATCGCGCTTGCCGTTCATCGAATAGCCAGCGATAGCAGGGCGCACATACTTCTCATCGATGTACTTTCTGAATGCAGCACTTGATGTGTTCATCGCATCCAGAGCCTTGCGATGCTGTGACACGGACACCTTATTCACCACGTACTCGCCCTTCTCCGCTTCAATCAATGTACCGCCTGCCTCATGGCTTCTGCCTCCAACTGCGCCCCCCTTCTTGAACTTAGGGATTGGAGTGGCTGCTATGATGGCAATCTGTGCAGCACCAGCGGCTATTGCTATGGCTGTTTGTATAGGATTGCCTGCGGCCTTAGCAACGGCTACCGCCGCATTAATTGTTGCTTCAAATATTGCAGCTGCCTTATCGGCTGCCGCTTGCTTGCGTTTTTCTGCTGCAACCTTTTGTGCCGTCCTTAATTGCAATGCTTCGAGCTTGCGTTGCTTCTCCGCTTCGCTTAATGTGCTTTGTTCGATAGCAAGCTTTTCAGCTTCTGATGAAGCTGTAATCTCTTCAATTCGCTTTTGCGATTGTATGCCTTGTAGTTCAATTATACTACTAAATAAATCGGCTGTCGCTTGAGCTATTTCAGAAAGTTGATCGAGTTGTTCATCATTTGATTTCTTGCGCTCATCACGAATAGCCGCTTGCGTTTCTGCCTCAATAAGTTTTATCTCATTGTCCGCTTTTGCTTTTTCATCAACAGTCAAACGTATTGCATCAATCTGCTTTTTTGATTCGAGCTCAATCAACTGGATGCGCCTTTCACTTGTGCTGCCCTCTTCCGCTTCCAACCTTTTGAGCCTGTTTATCTGGCCATCAAGAAGCCCCTCATTAATCGACTCAAAGCTTTTTGCTATCTCTTCGTCACGCTTCTTTTTTTCCTCCGCAAGCTTCTCAAGTTCTTTCTGATATTCTTGCTCAATCCCAAGTCTCAGATTCTTGCTGAACTCAGCATTCTGCTCATCCAGCTTATTGATTGATTCACGCGAAGCCTTTGCAACTTCGAGCTCTGTCTCAGCTTGTTTCTTTGCAGCCTCAGCAGCAATGTCTGCCGCCTTCTTGGCTGCTTCGGTTCGAATGATAAGAATATTGTTTTGAGATTCAGCAATCGCATCTGCTGCATCTCTTGCGGCTTGAATTGCCTTTTCCTTTTCTTGCTCATCAAGCTGGACAATCTCGCTTGATTTATTGCGATAGTCTGTAAGTATCTTTTGATTCGCAGCAATCACTGCCTGCTCTCTTTGAATCTCAAGTTCTGTTGTGCTTCTGCCTGCTGCCTTCTCAACTGCGATTCTGCGCTCATAAGACTTCACCACAGCATCAGCCGCAGCATTCTGCTTCTTGGTGGCTGCATCGAATGCGGCTCCAGCACGCTCTGCATCATCGGATGCACCTACCCACTCTTTAATGGTATCAACAACATCACCGATTGCATTGCTTACCGTCTTGAATCCTGGTATCGAATTCTCCAGGGCTCGCTTCACCTTATCGAAGTTCTCAACCAATGCAATCAAGCCAATCACCAACAGGCCGATTCCAGTTGCAGCAAGTGCAATCCTGAATGCCTTCATTGCGCCGGTCGAAGTTCCAACTACTGCGGCATAGCCTGCCTGTGCATTAGTCAGCACAAGAGTCTTGATCTTGCTTTCCTCAAGCAATAAGTTCGCAACTTGCTGCACTCCGTTGGCAATGGCTGTTGCTGCCTGCACCTTGAGCAATGCCTTCTGCAAATCCTCGCTCTCAGAGCCAAACAACGCAGCCGCACCTTGCGCAATCTCGAAGCCTGCCGCAAGTCCTTGCGTGGCTTGCACTGCCGCATCAAACTTGAATGTATCGCTTGCAAGGTTTGCAACTCGCGCTCTGGTATCTCCAATCTGGTCCTCAAGTCTTGCGGCCTCAAGTGTCAACTGCCGGAACTGAGCCGTGCCACCTTTGCCGGATACCTCAAGCTGACTGAGTTCATTCTTTAATCCCCTTAATTGCCCTGTTAAGGTCTTGCCCTTGGATGTTAATTGGTCGAATGCTTTGTTCTGGTCTGCCAGGGCTTTCTTCACTTCACCGCCTGAGAACGCTGCGGCGATGCTTTTGCCTGCGCTCTTGTAGGCATTGGCAACCTCCTTCGAGCTTTCCTGTGCTGATGCAACTACCGCATCATTCGCCTTGTTTACTTCGTTGACTGTTGCCTTCAGGCTCGTAGCCTCGGCCTCATAGATGATCTCAACCTTTGTTGCCATTTTGAGCCTTTATTGCTGCCTCAAATTTAAGCAAATAAACTGAAACATCGGAGGCCATTAACTCATTGAACTCAGATATGCTCCCACCGGCCAAGCTCATCACTTGCTCTCGGAATCTCTCTGCTGTCCTTTTAGCCCTGCTTTGCGGTGAGAACTCAGCTGGCGTAACGCCTCGCTCAGCTTTTGAATTTCCACCGTGTTGTATTCCCACAATGTCTGAAACTCTTCTGGAGAAATATTGAATAAGGGCATCAGCGGCTCGATACCCAAGCTGTAAAAAAAATCGTGAGCCGCCCCCTTGCTCAACTCTTCGAATAAGGTTAGCTTCTGCTGATGCACATCGGGATTCACAACAGCCGGATTCTCATCTTCGCGGATGATCCAAGTCGCTGCGATGTTGAGCAGAAGATCGCGATGAATCACTGTGTTCTGCCTTTCGCGAATCACATGGATGTATGCGCCCATCAATGCCGCTGTCTTGGGATTGCTGAGTCCAGCAGCAAGTGCCTTCTCCATCTCTGTAAGTATGCGCTCCATCTCGCTTCCTGATAGCCCAGAGCTCAATCGCTCAAGCAATCCCATGCTCATGGCAAACCTCTCAAGTGGCATGTTCAACTCCTTCGGGAAGCGATAGTACCTATGGCCGCCGTGCTTGAATACCTCAACAAGATTGTAGTTTGTTTTCTTACTGCGTATAAAAGTTGATTGCAGTCGCTCGCCTAATCTTTTGAATAATTTCATCCAGTGTGTTCTTTGTTGTGACTTCTTTGTCAGTGCTCAAGAACGTGATGAAGCAACGCTCCGCTTCATTGTCCTCATGCACTGTGCTTATGTCATGTGTGTTAATCAGTAAATCCGTCCACCTTTCCTCGCGCTCAAGAAGTTTGTCGATTTCATCATCAATGAGCAATGCTTCGACAATGATGAACCCGGTCAGCATATTACCAGCGTAACAACGGGCAGGCTTCATCTGTCAATCTCGTCTTAGCTGGAAGGAAGCAGCCGCACTCACGGCATGTGTTGGTTGCCTTGATGCGATAGGGACACTCCTTGCAAATCTCCATGCGAGGCTTCGATACTTCTCTGCTCTCCTTAGTGTCAAACGCCCACAACGCCCAGCCGTGTGCGATATTCTTTAGCACTCTAAACATTCGAGCAAGTTTATGGTTTGTGGTTCGTCAACGTCCATGTTCACAACGCTGAAGCTGATGCAGTCATACAGCACATCGCAGATGCTGAACTGGTCGCAGTTCAACCTGATGGTGTACCCTTGCAGCGCATCCATCTTCGCCCCGATGATCGTGATGATGCCATCGATGTCAGATGTAACCACGAAGCTTTGAATCCGCTTGGTGGCATTGTGCGTGATGGTAACGGTGTATTCAGTCTCAGGCGTAACAAGCCCGAAGCTTATGCCTGCATTGCAAGCCGCTACATTGATGCCTGAATCGAAACAAGGACTACATACGCTCATAAGTAACGCTTTAGGATTGCGTTCACAAAGTAACGAAAACAATCTAAAAAGTCAGCACGCTCCGCAATATTTTTCCTGTTCGTCTTGATAATCCCACCATTCGCATCACACTGCACTTGCTTCGCATCGAACACGAATCCCTTGCAACGCTTGGAGTTCACCTTGATGTCGAGCTTGCGAAGCGCAGCATTGCAATCGATTCTGCTGTTGTAGTGCGTGGGGTTTGCTGGAATCAGAAACTGGCTGTCGCTCATGCCGAGCCGCCGCTTGATCTGCGTGTAAGCGCTGGAGTTGTCACGCTGCTGCACAGTGCCGCCCTTGCCCATCGCATCGCCCGTGATCCTGATGAGGCCCATCGGCACGCCAAGCGCAAGCACCGCATCGCAGAACGCATCCACGCTGCCCTTCTCTATCTTTATCTCATCCACCACCACCGCGCCCCTGCCAACATGCTGGATGACCAATGCGCAAAGTGGATTAATGTTGAAGTCCACAGACACATGCACCGGCACATTGCGATTCAGCTGCACGCTGTCATCGATGTGCTTCTCATCAGCCCACTCATACAGGAACGGATTCGCCACGTCATCCATCACATCCCAATCACCCTCCACGAATCGGGCGTACTGAACAGGAGGAAGCTCCTTCAGGCTCTCCAGGTACTCAGCAGGAATGTGAGGGTTGTCAGTAATCTTGGAAGGGATGAAGCTCCAACGCTCCGGCAATGTGCCGTCCTTATATCGCTCGTAGATGATTGACTTCACCCAGTTGTTCGCTGGATTGCACGTTGCCATGCAGACAATCGGCGGCCTTCCTTCAGCCTTGTTCCATGAGCCGATGCGCTCCTGCACTTTGTAGAATGTCTGCTCCTGCAATTCATTAACCTCATCCAAGCCTGCGCCATTCACCTCAAGTCCTTTGAAGCGGTTGAGGTCCTTGTCATCGTCATAGCTCTCAGCCATGAACAGCAGCTCAGATCCATTGATAAACGTCACAACTTGCGTGTCTCGGTTCCAACTCTGCACGTATTGGTTGATGCCATCATCGAGAATCGCGCTGAAGCTTGGGAAGGTTGTGCGCTTGAGATCCGGCAAGCTGCGCCTGATAATCACCCATCGGCTGCGCGGATATTCCAGTGCAAGGTAGCTGAGAGTCAGCAGCAGCCAGTAAGTCTTGCCACCTCGAATCGCGCCTCCAAACACCACCACGCGATGAGTGCCTGCCGTTGCCTGGTTAAATGCTTTTGTTTGCCTCTTGGTTAAACTGAAGGCCATAAGTGATCATCATCATCCGTTGGATGGTCTTTCATGAAGGACTGCACCGCAAGGATGATGAACCAGCCGAACGCCGCACATAGCAGCAAGGTGGCAATCGTTATCACTGCGCCCTTAATCATCGGAGTCTTTTGTCTTGATTATCACAAGCGGCTCAGTAGTCTTGAGCGTGGTCTCGCTTGTCTGCTTCGGCTTGCCATACCCTCGGTCAAGCAGCAACTCCGCTGCTCTGGTGTCGCCCTTCTTCGCCTTCGCATGAAGTGCCATCAGTATCTCCTCGGCAGCCGTCAGCCCGTCCTTGTTCTCCTTGCCAAGCACGTTGGCCAGCAAGATGTGCAAGTCTGGAAGCTTAGGAGGTCTTCCACCTGCGCCTGTTCCTCCAGTTCTTAGCTTGCCTCCGTTTCTGCCTTCTCTCATGGTTTACGATGTTTAAACGATGTTTAACTCATGAACAGCACAGCCTGTGCGTCAGTGTTTTGCTCAATTTTATCGACTTGCTCTCGGCTGTTGTCATAGTGCAAATCGATATCCAATCGCTCAACTGTTCTCCACTTATCTGCTCCGTTGGTGAAGTAAATACGCAAGCGAGGGATTCCAAGTTTCGTGGCTATGGTAAACACCTCAGCAGATGCACGGCCTTCGTTTCGGGCTGTGATGATAAATACATCATCGTCCTTATCGATGGCACGAATCGCAATGTCTTGCCCTGCTAAGGTGTCAAGCACTCCATCGATGTCGAATGATACTCTCATCGGCGGTTACGTGCTTTACGGAATTTCTCAGCCTCTGACAATGCAATGGCTGCTGCTTGTTGTGATGAATATCCTTCGCTGATTAGCTTGCGGATGTTCATGCTGATAATCTCCTGGCTGTCTCCTTGGAATAGTGGCATGCTACAAATTTACTAAATTTTCGAAAAACAAGCTTTCTTGTGTGATATTAATCGCGTGACCCTTGTAGATGATCTCATCCAGTTGCGATTGATAGATGAACAAATCGTGTATTTTGCCTTCAATAAAAGCTTTCACAGTGTGACCAATTACTCCGCTTTTGTCTGCTGTTGGCGTAAGTATTCCAAAGTGATATTGCACATCATTCTCTTTGCTCAAGACAAGCTTATTGATCTTGCCAAGCTTTCGAATATCATCAACATCAAAGGCCACAGCAACATCGTAGTCAATTGCCGGATGTGTTAAATATCCAAAATAGGAATGCGCCCCCATGTATGCCGAATCGACAAACACGCCAGCTCTGAGCCGGCGTGTGCATTGTTTGTGGTTATAACTGGTCATCTTTCCAAGCGTGGTATTTATCGCATCCGAGAGTGTAGTAATCTTTCTCTTCTGAGTCGTAAGGCTCGTCAGTGTCATGACGTTGTTGAGTTCTTACTTCCTCAAGGATGTTGTGAATGTTAGCATTCCACTCTTCTTGACTTGAGTAAGGATACCAGATTGTCCATTTTTTTGATGTGTACATAGTGTGTGTGTTTTGATTTTGTATTGCATTTATCGTGCCAAAGTTTAGCAACCGTCTTCAGGCTCATGTCTCTTGCGCTCGATGGTCAAGCTTGCAAGATAATTGCGAACCATTTGGAGAATTGTTTCTTTAGCAGATGCAGGAACCCTGAAGGAAATTGTCGACATGCTTTCGCCATACATCGACTTTCGCCCGGCACCAGGTCTCCTGCCTCCGCGTTTTTCTGTTTTCATGTGTGCAAAGGTATTTATTTGTTTGTGTTTTGCAAATTAATATTATTCTTGTGCAGAAGCTTCAGCCAATTAAATGCCTTCACCGCATAAGTTCGATGCACTGAAGTGCCAGGCTTCGCTGTTGTCAGATACCTCGCGAGAGACCGATGCGCCTGCTGCGTTGAGGTGTAGGTTGTCGGCCCATCCACAAGCGTGCATTCATCTGGAAGCTTCTCGGTCATGTACTGGATGATCTTCGCGTATGTGCTCATGAGTTGATGACCTTCAAGAATTCTTGTTCATTTCGCACGATGTGATACTCATGGCCCAAAGATATGCAGAGCTGCTGGAACTTGATTTGCAATGGTGACTGTTTGCCGGTGTCAGTCTTCCATTCGATCCAGCAAGTTCTACCTTCAGGCTTCATGAAGCACATATCTGCAACTCCAGGCACAACTCCCATCGCTTTGTTCATGGCTCCCTTGATGCCGTTAACGCTGTTGTTGTTGATGGCGAAAACTCTTCCACGTAAGTCGGGGCGAGCATTCCAGAGGTTTGTGAATGCCTTCGCCTGTGCTTTTACCTCACTCATAATTGTTGCAGCTTAGTAAGGGTGCAACACAAGGTGTACATAGGTTGAACGGCCTCAATGGCTCTGATACCAAGATGTTCAGAGATTTGTTGCAGCTTGCACCAAAAAAAGACCCTGTTACTATATACATGTGTGTGTGTGTGTGTGCGTGTGTGTGTGTGCATATATATATTGTTATTTAATAAAAAAGAGGGTGTAAGTTGCAACAAATCGCTGAAGGCTGCATGAGAGTAGGGCTAAGATGTTGCAACTTGCTTTTTGCAAAGCTGCAACAAGCTGCAACAAATTACATCGGATTTCTGCTGACATAGTACATGGTAACGATTGAAGAGCCCTTTCGCTTACGGTCTTTCTCATAGCCTAATGCCGTGAGTATCGAGCCGATACGCTGAATGTTTAGGTAGTTGAATTTCGTATCCACCATCAATCCCTGCTGAATATCGGTCAGCGACATCCACTCGCCGTATGTTGTCGCACTGCCAGGCATGAGCTTCTTGTGGATCAAGTCCTCCTCTGGAGTCGAATGCTTGAAGGTCATGGTTGACTCATTCAGAGCAATGATATCTTCGCGCAGTATGGTGTAATCCCATCCGGCGCAATACATGGCATACAGCTCACGCCATAGGCCAACCTTGTCGCACTTGTTGTACTCATCCTGATTGATATCAAGAATGTGAATCGGAAGCTGCCTGCGGTTGCCAGTCGGATCGTTGAGTATCTGCGTCTCGTTGGACGTACCACAGAACACCGCCAAGCGGCGAAGGTCCACAGACACGCGGCCATAGGGCTCACGAACGTTGATGAACTCTTTGGAGGTTAATTCCTTGAGTCGCTTCTCTTCCTTCTTGGATTTACCACCGTACTCATCATCCATGATCATGAGCTTCAGGCACATGAGAATCTCATCATCCTTGCCGGCATCCATCTTCGACTCAGCGTATAGGTAGCGCAACTGCTTTGGTAGAAGATAGCGGAACCAGTGAGTCTTTCCAGTGCCTTGCTTCTCACCTGAGAAGATAAGCACCAGCGGCGAGTGATGACCGTAAGCAGAAGCAACCGCTGAAACCAGCCACTTGCAAATCCACTTATCTGCATCAGGCGTGTCAGTGATTACGCTATTGAGCAGATGGGTAAGGTTCGGGCAAAGGTCGGAAGTGTGCAGGTCTTGCTCAAAGAACTCATGCAATGGGTTGTATGTGTCGATGCGATTGGAGAAAATGATGGCCGTGACCAGGTCTTTTGTAGCCTCTTTGAAGATGGCTTTGCAGTCTAAGAATATGGAGTTAATATCACTGTCATCGATGGCTCTTCCGTTGAGTTCAATCTTGCGCGTAACTACATTTTTTTTGAGGTCGAAAGTCTTGATAAATGCAGCAATGTCAGCACTTACGTTCTCCGATTTAAATTTAATATCCTTTGCTACTATCTCATTGACAACTTTCTCGCTTTGCTCTGGTGAAATGCCAGAAGCTTGGAGGGATTTCACGATGGCATCTGGACCTAATCCGGCAGCACGTTGCGAGCTTGCAGCGCGAAGGATTTCCTTGGTCTGCTCGGAGTAGGCTTGGATGCCGTTCTGCTTGGCGTGGTAGTATATTGTAGCAATTGTTGACCGCTTGCCTTTGCTCTCGCTGTGGTTCTTCAGGCAGGCTGTGTACTGGGCATTGCAGTCATCGGAGTTGTACTTGCTTGAGTGCGAAGACAGCGTGTGAAAGTAATCACGACCACCTTCGCCGAATTCGCTCACAAGTGCATAAGCGATTTGAATCCACTCGGAGTAATCTTCGCAGAGGTTGAGCCCTTTGCGGTCCATCTCAGCGATCATGGCATCGAAGTCCGTCTTGATGACTGCGACCTTGGCAAGCTTGCGCTCCTTTGGCTTGGCAAGGTACTTCTTGAAAAGGATTGCCTTGGTGTTGATGTGAATCCAAGGGTCGTATGAGATGAAGCGAGCACGCGATACGTTCTTGCCTGACTGGTCAACGATTAACTGGTAGGTGTGGTACAAGTACGATGCGATGCCATTAAACGCATCTGCGTGCCTTGTGCCGTCGATTTTCACGATCAGGCATAGTCCATGCCCACTGATGGAAGTAAACGCGCTATAAATGTAGCTATCCGCTTGCACCAACTTCTTCGCCTCTTCTGGGTTGTCGATGTTGTCGATGTCGATGGCAATGAATCCGGAGTGCTCTTTGAGCGCATCGTCCTTTCGGTCGCTGAATTGACCTGATACGGTCACAAGCGGTGCAGATTTCTTGAGTTTATCACGCTCGGCCTTGTCGGGAGTTGCGCGAACTTGCAGAACTATGTCCTGCCATTTGCCTGTTCTGACTCCTTCCAAGAATGAGGAAAGCTCGAAAGAGTCGGCGTGCTTGGTGTAGATGCTTGAGTAGTGTGAGATGAGCATAGTGTGTGTAGTTTCCTGTTTACGAAATCCCTGTGGAACTGGTCAAATCGTTTACCTTGTTCTTTGCACCAGAGCCTTGCAAGTTCGTGAATTTCTTTTTCGATTTGTGCGCGTTGCTGAGGTGTGATGTTGTGAAATATGCGCACAGCTTTGTTGAAAACATCCTCAACAAGCACATAGAGTGAGCGATAAGTCTTGTTGTGCTTATGTGATTCGATTATCTTTTTTACATCGATGGCCTTTGATACTTGGATAAACTTCTCGATTTTCTCGTCCTTCGCTGCGATGACTTGGAAGACATGGCCGCAATCGCAAAGGCGCACGGCTGTGTGCATCAATGCGCCGCAATCAGGGCACTCTTTCACTGGTGCCACACCTTCGCCTGGCTTCTTCGGGTTGTGGAAGATATTGCTCCAGTTGCGAGGTGATGACCAGAGACCATGCGTGATGCAATTGCCTCCGAGGTCGATGATGGTGAATGCAAGCTTGATGTTATGCGGCCTTGCACCACGTCCGCACATCTGAAGCCAAAGCGGCATTGAGGCTGTGGCCTTGTTTACGATGACGGTCTCGATGTCCGGCTGGTCGAAGCCTGTGGTTGCAATGCCGATGTTGTTGAGAATTGCATCGGGCGTGTTGGCGAACCACTCCAATGTTGCGGCGCGATCTGGAGAGTCCGCATCGAGATGGCGCGAGTTGAATCCGGCTGCCACGAAAGCGGCGTTCACGGCTTGCGAGTGCTCAACATTGCAGTTGAAGATTATGGTCTTTTTTCCAAGCGAATGCTGTTTGTAGGCGTTCACTGTGCTGTCAATGTACTTTGGTGCTTTGTAGGCTGCTGCCATCTGTGCTGCATCGAAGTCTCCAGCCTTCATCTTGAGCTTTGCTCGGTCCACTATCTGCGCAGCGGAGTAGGTTACTTCAGGGCAAAGGAAGTCTTGCTCAATTAGTTCGGGAATGTCGATGCCGCAGATGATGTCATCAAAGTAATTGCGCAGCGGATTGCTCTTGCGTGCTGCAAGCGGCGTGGCAGTGAAGCCGATGATGTACTGCGATGTGAAGTGCTCAATGACCTTGGTGAAGTTCCCAATGTGGCACTCATCGACAATGACAAGCCCGATGTTGGTAAACTGGTGCAGTCGCTTGTATGCCGTCTCAACCATTGCCACGTACACTCTCGCTGTCGGGATGGTGCGCATGCCTGCAACTACTGGCTGTGTTGGCAAGGCAATTGCCCTGCATGCCTGGTGAAGTAACTCCTCTCGATGCACAAGAATCAGGATGTCGGTGTTGTTGCGAGCTGTGAAGCGGTCGCAAATTGCTGCGAAGCATACCGTCTTGCCTCCACCGGTTGCGAGCTGTGCCACCACTCTTTTTGTAGTGACAAGCTTCGCAGCGATGTTGTTAATGAAGCGTTCCTGATAGGGGCGGAGTTTCATGACTCAAGTCGCTTATCCATTGGGATGAAGTCGGAGCCGTTGCCATTCACGATCTTGATGAAGTCCACTTCAACCTTTGCGGAGTTAATAATTACTTGAGCGACCTCAGCGATTGTGCGTGCTTTGTCGAGCTCCATGTCACCATCTTTTAGCATCTCTATTGTCTCGAATAGATGGTCTCTTAGGTGTTCAATCTTGTTCTTTGCCATGTGATTCAATTTTGCGTTTTAGTTTAGAAAGTATTTTCATTGCCGATTTGACCTCTTCAGGGTATCGGTGAATTGTGTTAAGTCGCATATTGCTTTCGCGATCTACCAGCATGAGGTTCTCCACTTGCCAGTTGTCTTTGTTGCCATCGATGAAGCGCAGGAACTTACCTTCAGGTATTGGGCCGTTCTCCAGTTCCCAGGCAAGACGGTGAATCATCACCCAGCCTTGACGGCCTTCTGCGATCTTCATCCATGTGTAGCCTTCGCCATCCACGCGAGTCCATCCGATTGGCTTGTGGTTTGCAGGCAGATGGCCCGGCTTGAATAGCGTGTGCTCTGGTGCGTTGTTACGTCCTTTTATTCCTTTGTTCCAAGCCTCTTGGCCTTTGTAGAATCGGTTGTTTATTCCGGCAATTGCCACAACAGGACCATGTACTTTGCGGATGTACTCCTTTGTCTTTTTGATGCCGCGAGAGTTGGCGAGCTGGTGCACCTTGTTTATGCTTATGCCGAGCACCTCAGCCATCTCTGCTGTCCGCGTTGTTGGATATGCTTCGATGATGTAGTCAATCACCTCTTTTGGATACTTACTTCCCATAGTTACCATCGAATTGATTGAGGAATCCTGCAATGAGCTCATAAGCATGGTCGAGCTCTTGCTGGTTGTGCCGGTATAGGTATAGGTCCTTGAACTGGCCCGACTTCTTGACCTTTGGAGGCACTCCGATGTAATAGAAGTCTTTCGGATCCCAGCCCATCAGCATGCAGTACCAAACGGCCTGCACATGGTTGAAGTGCTTTATCATGTCATCAGCGAAGGCTTGCAGATTCTTGGCGGTTGTGGTCTTCACATCAGCTATTATCTTCATCTCATCCCAGCAGATATCCATCGCACCCTTGGCGAGCACGGTCTTGTCTCCAACTGTGAGCTCGCTCACCACGATGCGCTCCTTCTCGGATTTGTCGAAGAGCTCACCAAGTAGTTCCACCTGGTGAATTGCATCGTAGGTGTTGCGCACTGCATCGCCCATCTCTGAGTAGTCGCATTCAAGAAGCGAGTAGTGAAAGTCCTTGCCATAGTTAAGCGATGCCTTTGCATAGCTGATGTCTCCAGTGTAGAATCGTTTGATCCTGCTTGCGCTTACCGCTGGGTATTTTATGTAGTCTTCGCGTGTCATGAGTTGAAGGTTGATGTGGAGTAATATTCAAATGATTTGAATGCTGCTTTTGTTAATTCTTCTTTATTATCATTAAAATATTTTGTTTCAATAAGATTTCCATTTATAAATCCTGCTCTAAATACTTCAAACAAATTATCCTTCTCAATTGCAATGTACTTGTGAAAGTTGTTCAGGAACTGCCTGCCTTTGTCGCTATGCACGTCAAAGAATTCTGGATGCAATTCTCTGAGCTCTGTCATTAATTGCTGCACTGGTGTTTTCATAGTATTACTTCAAATTAGGATTAGACTGTTGTGCTCTTTGGCGTGCTCTGCGGATGCTTTCGGCAGCTGGAAGTTTGCCCTCGCTCATCATGTCGAGTACTTCCTTTGCAGTTGTTGCATTGAGTTTGTCATAGCCGATTGTATCGGCCCAGACGTAAGCGATCAGTCTTGCATCGCTCTTGCGTGTTGCAGGCACGCGCTCAAGTATTGCGCGCACCTGCTTGGTAGGGTTATGCTTCATCGTGTTATTGTTTGGATTTTCTCTTCATAAATCTCGATGCCTGCGATGGCATCCACGCCGCACTTCTCCATTGCCTTGAGTAGATTCTGGGTGAGGTCTTCGGGCTTGTACATTCCTGAGCCGAACAGGACACTCAGCACCTTCATCCAGTCTACTTCGCCATTGATGCGAGTGCGGCGGATGGTGCGAATGCCTTTGATGTGGCTGTGCTGGATGCTCACCTCAGCGGTGTTATCCACAAGGCTCTCAAGTGTCGTGGCCTTCTCTTGCTCGGCTGCGAATTGCTTCTCACAAGCTGCGTTGTATTCGAGCATTGCCGTTTTTGTCGATGCGATGAAGCTTTGCAGCGGCATTGTTGCATCTGACTCGATTCGCATGAGTTCCTTCTTGTAGGCATCGAGAGGACCGGTGACCATCTTGCGCGCATCTTGAATGGCCTTGATTGCCTTGTTCACTTCCGCTATGGCATTGGATGCAGCGGTGTAGTGCATTACGTTGTCGATTGGATACGCTACGCCTTCATAGCTGTTGCGTTCGATTATTTGCTGGGCTGACAATACCTCAGCGGAATTTATTGTCTGATACAATTTCTCGATTGGAATTGTTATCTTTGCTATGCTGTTCATGTGTTTTGATATGTGAATAAGGCCGAGGTGTTGTGTGTCCTCGGCCTTTGTTATTTTTAGAATGGTAGGCCGTCTGAGTCGTTAGCGAATAGGCTGTCGAGATCGGGCTCATCAGTTACAGTTGTGCTCTCCCACTTTGGAGCAGGCACAGCGGCAGGCTTGGCAGTAGTCCGAGCAATCCACTCATCCGATTTGCGGATGTCATCCTGAAGGAAATCCGGCAGCTTGTTGAATACTGCATCGCTGTGTTCGGTCGTGTCATAGCTTAGAAGTTCATTCACTGCTGGAGGGCACGCCATGCCTTTTGGAAGCGGCGAGATGCTCATGATGTTCGCATAGGTACGGTCTTCTTTGCCGTTGTGTGCGATGTTCAACATGCAAGGATGTCCAAGCAGCTTGATGATGTCGAAGTCTCCAGCTTGCGCATCGGTCATCTTTTTGCCGACCCATGACTCCACGAACTTGCGAAGCGATGCTTTCTCGCCCATGCTGAGGTTGAATACTGTCTTCACATAGAAGGGCTGCTCGCCTTTCTCATCGCTGAAGACTGCTGTCTCAAGCGGAAGCTCGAATAAGAATTGCACTTTGCGTTTCTTGTTGCCCCACTTCTCATCGAAGGTAGTGCCTTTGTCAATGATTTGGTAGCATCTTGCTACGTGTGCTCCTTCGGGAGCGATTTGGCGGCTTGAGCCGTTGCCAGAGTTTACTGGTGCTTTCATGTTTAAAAGATTAAATTGAGGTTAAAAGTGCTTGAGTTGATTGTTCGTGAAGGTACTCGGTAACAAGTGAAAACTGATTGTGGAATTCATCCATCTTGCAAGGGTCCCAAAGGCGTTTCTCTGGTGCAACGCCGTGCTCCATGCTGCGATGGTACTGGCGTGCGAGGTTAGCAGCTTGGCTATCGCATCGGGTGTAAAGCCCTTTGATGCATCCGTCATTTACAACCATGACCATAGTGCCGGTTAAGTGATTGTAATGAAAAAATTCTGTGCCCTTCCAATTCTTGAAGGTCGTTGCTGTTGAGAGTTCTGGTGTGTGCATGTGTATAAAGGTGTAAAAGTTTAAGGAAAAAAGGGGGCGGTTAGGGCCCCCGTGAGGTTAGGAAAAAAAAGAGCCGTAAGCTTGGCGAGCTGCAAGTAAATCGTTTATTTCATTTTGTAGTGCGACTTCTATCGCTTCCATTTCTTTAGTCCAAAAAGACTGCTCATGCATTTTGTCTAAAACACTTGAGCGTTTTGTAATTTCCGCTTCGATTGTTGGGTTGATTCTGAAACCGATTTCTGTGAAGGCTGCTGTTGTCATGGCTGTGATTGTTTTGTTTGACAAATGTACAACCTTATTTTGATTTCACAATACCTAAACAAAGAAAACAGCAAACCACCAGCGTAAAAAATCGCAAGTGCTTAATAATCAACGCAATTATTTTGCGCGACCGATTGCGAATCCTGTAATGCCACCGAGCGCAAAAGCGAATGCCTTTGTCTCATACCACTTTTTCGGAGGCTGGGCCACAATTACGTTGTGCATTCCTGTGACGCTTACGTATGGATTGTCTATGCCAAGGCGAACCACCTTGTCACGCTTACGCGAAAATAAGCCCTTACGCAGCGTATCTCCAATTGCAACGGTATAACTTACCGGAATGATAATAGAATCGATTTGAAGCCTTCCTAAGCGGTTTATTGAGCCACCTATCTGAAGGAACTTCCCCTCTCGGCTGAATGACCTCGGCAGGCGTAAGTGCGGAAAGCTGTCGATATACACAGTCTCGCCAAGCTCGACTTGCGTCACCACCTTTGTACGCGTCTGGTATCTCACCACCACTTCAGGCTCTCGCAGCTCCAAGGCTCGCAGCTTTGTGCCTGCCTCCGCGAGTTGGACGGCTTGGCTATGGATTTTGGAACTATCTCTTGCGATGCGCACAGTATACTCCGAATTCAGCGAATCAAGATACATGGCATTGCTTTCGGCCTCTCCTAATGCACCGCATGTGCGAAGCAATAGCAGCAAAATAAATAAGCAGATTGCCAATAGGCTCAGTGTGCTGATGTTGCTCTGGTGCATTGTATTAATTCGTTAAGTCGTTTTATATACTCATCCTTGTTCCGCAATTCATTGAGCAAGATATCAGCCGCCACCTTCAGCGGCATAGCTTTTTCTGCAATATAAACAGCCAGCACCTTTACAAGTCTCTCATCACATTCGCAATCGGTAGCCGGAAGGTTGGTCATATTTGCCTGGTTGCTTTCTTAACTAATAGCCGGATGACATCATCAAGCTTATCAACGCTATTTGCAAGCATCTTCATCACATCATTTCGCTCCTGATCGGTTGCGCTTTCGTGCTCAATCATCATCTTCACCAAACCTCCGATTGAAGTCAATGGCTGGCGAAGTTCATGAGATAGCATGAAGCGGAATTCTTCCAGAAGTATCTTCTGTCGTTCATGCTCATGGTTGCTTATGGAAGTAACATCGACAAGTTGAATCCCGATGAAGTGCAGCATGTCAACAATGGAATAAATATTCCACATATTGTAACGCTCAGAGGCCATCTTCTGCTTTGTCTTGGCATAGGTGCGAATCGGGTCCGGAGTTTTTTTCTGTGCCTTCCTGATTGCACTTAGCAACTCATCGCGATCGGAATCATTGGCCGCAATGTCCAATATATTGCCTGGCTTAATGTGGCTGCTGTACTCCTTGAACAAATCATTGGAGGTGACGATATTGCCATCCTTATCGGTGATCACATAGAAGAGGTCGATTGATGACTCAAGGATGTGCAGGCTTGCCATATCGCAAAGATAAGGCAAGGATTCAACTTTTAGGCTAATTCTTTACGTAAGTCCTGTAAAAGATTTGACCAGGCAGCACCGCATCCCATAAGATACTTTGCAGACATCCACAGAGTGAAGCTGAAAACAATGCCGTTTAAAAGTATGTCGTAATCCATAGGCGTTTCCAATTCTTGCGTGTTTCTTACAGGCTGAGGTTTGGCAGTATAGTACGTGGGAGCAGCTAACAAAGATACATCGCAGGGCTGAATAGTATCGAATGCGGTGAGAACTTTCTCCTTGCGAGGCTGTGCCATGACTGCCTCGAAGCTTTCGCGGTTAGCCTGTGCGAAGCTTGTATCTGCATTGGCTGCCTCCCAGCTCATGGTGTCGATGTTGAGCTTGTTGTGCCTTGCAATCTTTACTGTATCTCTACGAATCTGCTGCATCGCTTTTTGCTTTTGGAATATACCCGGCAGCGATTAATGCTGCAATGATGGCGGTTAACGTCTCGGCTGTTATCACTTTGAAGATTAGTAAAAATATGGATACCAGAATCATCAGCGAGCCGATGGTGCCACGCCAGTGCTTGACAACGACATCCACAACTCGCCTTGGTTTGGTAGCCCTTTTCCTCATGGGTAAGTTTACGCAAAGAGGCGGCCCGTGTTGGCGCAATAGTGGCTTAGAAGTTACAAAGTGAGAAGTACAGATTAGCCTCTTCGCGGCGGCGATTGGTTAAGCCATTTAATACTTTGCCGCCTGCCTTGTTCCACTTTAGGAACTCGTCCAAGATTGAAGGGTCAGCGGCGTTTGCTTTGGCCTTCTTGAGCAGCGTGGATTTCACCAACGCACCAGTCCCCACGTTGTAGCTGAAGGCTACCAACGCATCGAACTGGCATTGATTCAAATTCGGTAGGTGCTTATTCACCGCGTCCTCATATGGCGAAAGCGTAGCGAGTAGCAATTGCGTTGCTTCCTTTTCGCTTGCGAGCTTTTCGCCGAGAATTATTTTTTTGCCGTTTGGGTAACGGGTTGAGCCGTAGCCTATGGTAACGACCCCAGCAGGGCAAAGGTAGGAACTAAGCCGCAAGCCCTCGTACTTCTTGATTAGGTTAAGACCGAGAAGCGAGGTGGAGCGCATTTAGATGATAACGTATTGGAGGACTGCGTATAGGTATTGATAATTGAATTCGTCTGTTACAGATTGCAAATTTATATTAATCTTATCTGTTGCAGTGTCCGCTACTATGCCCCAAGTAACTAATTCTCCATTGCCTACTTCTTGATATGCAAGTATTCCAAATGCGTTTTTGGCTTGAGCAAAATCAGATGGAATAGGCAAGTCTAAATCAAATGTACACTGATTTTCAGCAGTACCCATTGTAACATCTAAAAATAGAGAGCAAGTTACTACACTACCAACACGAGAATAGTTACCACTAATAACATTGACAATTGGGCTACCAAAAACATTTGTAGGCGTTGGATTCCATGCACCGCTTTCGATGTCGGGCAAACCGCCTACAAGATTTTGCACCTCAATTTGTTTTGAAGTGTTGGTGCTTGTGTCAACAATGTAGAGTATATCGTCCGCTGCTGCTGCTCCTAACGTGGTTAAATCGGTTACTTTAACGCCTGCCATAGTTGTAGATTTTTACAAAGTTACAAAGAATTTAAATACCCTAACGCATCGTCTGAAGTCTTAAACTTTTGCGCATTGATTTTATAATCCGATAGCGTGATGCAATACACGCCCTGCTCAGTTATTACGTGAAATGAAGTTTCATCCACCGCCTCCCAGCGTGGTTCTGTTAGCCTAAGCCAAGGCATCCCCGTTGAGGTGAATTCGATGTTGGTGGATGTGATGTTTACGTTTGTCATAGCTTTTCAATTAAGTAGCCCGATACAAGTGTGGTGTCTGTTCCTGTTGTTTGTTGAGCCGCTAAGATAATATACTGCGTTTGCGTCCAATCAATATTTGTATTCGTGATTCCGTTTATTGTTCCTGTATCAGTTTGAAACGCAAATGTCGAAAGCATGGACTGAGTAACAGTTGCGGACTTTATGAATAATCTTCTTTCGATTTGCCCATATAAACCAACTGAGCTAAAACTTGCAATAAGGTTAGCCCCTGTGAGGTTGTTGGCTGTATTGATGTAAACCCGAACTGTCATGTTTGCAGTTGTTGTACTCTTTTGGGTACGAAATGTAAGGCGAATGATATCCCCCACAGCATAAGTATTCGCAGCAATAATCTGAGATTGTACAAGCTGGTTTGTTGTGCCTGTAATCGTTGCTGAATCGGTTGTGCTTTTGAAGGTGCTTATCGGCATTGTTGCCAGCGTGCCATCTCCCCTCACATACTGCGATGTCGTGCCGCTTGGTGTGTTGAACTTGCCGTTGAAGGTAGTCCAATCCCCCGAACTTAGCGCACCCCTATTGCTTGCGCTTGCCGTTGGAAGGTTGAACGTATGCGTTGATGTTGCCGAGCTTATGCCGAAATCCGTGCCAGCCGTTCCCGTTGCGAAGTTCTGCACTTGCGCGGTCAAGCCGTTTAGTGCGTTTAGCCCTGTGGTAAACGTGGTAATGACTTGGCAAAGGTTGCTGTTCTCAGTATGCAGCGTAATGTTGCGCCCCGATGGGGTTACGAATATGCGCACTGCGAGCCTATCGGTTGCAAGCAGAACCGTGCTTGGTACTGCAAGCGCACTGACGTATAAATCGACCACCGTGCCGCCTGTAATTGCTTCGGGATTTGTAGCCCCTGAAGAGATGAGCGTAAAGGTTGCGCCATCGTATTTATACAATTCAATGTAAAAGCTCGGATTTCCACCGCCACTCGAAGCATTGAAGTAGGTTTCAAAGTTCCAATTGCCTGAAGGGATTGCCAAAAGATTCGGGTCGCCTGCATCGGTTAGGAATTGTGCGATGTAGCCATTGCCTTGCGCGTTTGTGCGCGTGAAGTTCGTACCACCACCAAGCACAGGAACGCGGCTCATTTCATAGTAATCATTGCCGCCTATTGTACCCTGACTGATTGAGCCGTTGAGGTAGTAGTTAACCGATGCACCGCCGCCGCCGCCAAGCGGAAAGTTCGCCAAAGAGCCATCGCCGCGAACGTACTGGCTAACTACGCCGTTGGCTGTAATGTCCACGCTCGGCGTAGTGGTATTATTCGGCACGTTAACGCTGAATGCTGGGTTAGTCGGTGTTGGCACTGTTGCCGCTACCGATGTGACCGTGCCATTGGTCAAGGTCGGAAACAGCGTAGGTGCGCCCGTTCCATCGAGATAGTCCGAGCTTGTCCCCGTTGGCACATCGAACTTGCCGTCGAAGGTGCTCCAATCTGCACTGCTGAGGTAGCCGTCCGAGCTTGCGCTGGCTTGGCTGATGCTGATGTCTGGAGTTGCGCCGCCCGTAGAACTTAGCGGTGCGGTTGCGGTTACATCTTCAACAATTGTCGCAGGCAGAACGGGAATTGTTGGCTTGTTTAATATCTGATTATTGCCAGTCGTTGCGTTCCAATCGGAAGGCTGTTGCACAAGCGGAAAGCCTGCACCGAGGTTAGTCCAATAAGTTGCGTTCGTTGGAATTATCGAGTCGTTACTTGCGATGCATCGGTAAACATTGCCTGAATAATACACCACATCATTAATCGCATAAGCGTTTCCTGTTGCGGTTAGATGGTCCGTGCTAAATGGCAAGGCCACAAGTGTACCACCTCCACCTCCACCAGGCACATTAACCTCAACCACTCCGGGCGAAGTTAGCGAAGCAGTCACGCCTGCACCAGTGAAGTTCAATGTCGTCGTGTTGGTGCTTACGTTTACTCCTTCTTCCTGCGTGCGCAATGGCGTGCCACCGCCTCCACCAATTGCAACTAATGGATCGGCTGGTGTGCCGTTTCCTGTGATAGTCACCCCATCCACAGCAACCGATGTGAGGCAAGGCTCACAAGGCTCGAAGTCTGGAAGCGGAATGTCACCAGTTGCGCATGTGTCATAGCAGCCGTCCTCAGATGAGGTGCTGATGTTCACATCCACATCGATTGCAACTGCGGCCCATTCGTAATTCACTGGCAAGTATCTCGCCTCTGTTGCATAGCCACTTGGCACAACTTCGTAAGCAATCACTCCGATGGCCGTTTTGAATTGTGGGTCTGTGCCACTAATCAAGCGCAGCACGCGAGATGCTACCCAGTCCTGCGCATCAGCAGAGTCGCAAGGGAGGTGCGATTTGCGGACCATCGCATAAGCCGTCATGCTGAACTTAGTCTCATATATCGACTTGCAGCCGGCAAGTCTGAGCGAATCATTCTTGCTCACTGTGATCTTGCCACGCTTGGCCCAGAACAATGTGCCCTGCTTCGCATCGTAATTGGTCACAGGAATCGCTTGGCCGTTGCCGATGTAGAAAGCCCAGGCTTTGTCATTGCCTTCGCCCACAAGTTCGCTGAGGCCGTATATCTGGTCGAAGATATTGCCAACTTCAATGCGTTGGTTAAGTCTGTCAAGTATGGTGGAGAGTAAGTTCATCGTTTGCTCATTGCGTTTATAATTTGCTCAACTAATTGCTGCGCGTGGTCCTCAAGCATCTCGGCCTGCTCTTGTTCTGTGGGCAAAAAGATTGCACCGTACTTCGCCTCAAGGCCATCGACCTTGCCAGTCTCCGATCCGGGCAAAGCAATTGCCGCCTCAAGTCCTTCCGTGATTACGTCCTCTGATAAGAATCCACCCTTGAGCTTGCCAGTCAATTCCAATGGCAGCTTTCTCGATGTGCCTGTCTTCAACTGGGCATATCCACCTGGGAAGTACAGGCTTTCAATTGGCTCGCCACGCTTACCAATCTTGAACTTGCTTGGCGCACTTGCCAAGGCTCTTGGAGAAACGTAAATCGGAGTCGTGCTGTATGGCTTAGTCGGAAGCTTCTCGCCTGCTGAGTTAGTGCCTCCACTGGAGCCAGTGCCAAAGATTCGCTTAAACATGATGCGCTTCAATTCCCTCACTGCCGAATACAAAGGTGTGAACTTGGAAGTCCAGCCTTCATACAAGCTGTCGAGGTTCTTCTGAATTTCGGCAGGCGTTGGCATGTTACGGCAGGGCTGTCACATATTTCATGTTCTTTCTGCAATCCCAGCAATGCGTGTCATCAGGCAGGCGCATGTTCTGCAACATTGCACCAAGCTCTTCGCCGTAGCGAGTTGCTGCGATGTCACGGGCTGCAACGATACCTTCGAAAGCATCGGCAGTGGCAAACGGCTTGGACCCACGATTCACCACTACGGTTGTGTTAACCCTTTGATTCGGGCTTATGGTCAGCGCATAGTTGTAAACCTCAACAGCGGTGGCGTAAGCAAGCGGCAAGGCCATCAGCCCACCGATTGAGCACATCCATCCTTGGCGGTCGCAGTTTATGCTATATGTGAGACTCATTCCAGTAGTGTACTTACTTGAGCTGCTTGTCAGCACATTTGTGCCATCGGTAGTCAATTCAATCCCGATTGCATCCACGAAAGGGCAAATGTGTGATTCCCTTGGACCGCCTCCGCAAGAAGTGCATGTGCCCTTCTTTGGAGTGAACTTCACAGTATTGATGTCCGACTCGTACACGATTGCAATGTCAAGCTTGCGCTTTGCTGAGGTGAATGTCTTGCCGATGAACTGGTCCAATGCACCCTCTGCATAAGTGATCGTCTCAAGCAATTTGCCTGTGGTCATGTCGAAGATAAGCACCGGCACGTTGGTATTCGCTGAAGCAATTGCCAGGTTAATATCTGCAAGGTAAAAATTCAAGTAACTAACAGTATTCGGGTCAATCTTCAATCTGATGCCACCATAATTGCCAGCACCAAGTGCATTCTGCACATTGGCATAATTGGACACAACTTGTCCAACTCGCTTGTTCTCAATCACAGTGTCGCTCTTCATCATCGGGCTGAGCTTAGTCAGCACATCGGATGATATCTTGCGCCATGCGAAGGCTCGTTTATCTTCAAACAGCTCAACGCCGTTGAGATATTGGTCCGTGATAAGTTGCCCTAAGAATGTCTGATTGATTCCGAGGTCATCGATGTAGAGCCCTGTCGATGGCTCTGGTGATTCGCAGCCTCTCAATCCGAGTAGTGATTCAATGCACATCTCTTGAAGTTTTTACAAAGATAAAAAAAAGGAGGGCACGAAGCCCTCCCTTTATTGCGTGGTTAGATTATCTAATCCGTCCTGGGTCAATAAGTCCTCATCGGCTTGCGAGAGTAAACCTACCGACCCGATTACGGGTTTACGATAGAAACGCAGTTCACATAGTTAACACCAGCGAACTTGTCTGCTGATTCGTAGATGTCAGTCGGAAGAGTTACAATCTTTCCAGTTGTAGTCAACACGATTGACAAGTTACCGCAATCATCCTTCATGGTTAAGTCGCAAGGAACTCCAGCCGGTGTGAACACCAAAGTCTTAGAGTAGTTGCTTCCAGCCACAGGAGTGATGCCAGTGTTCCAATCAGCAAGGTTGAAAGATAACCACTGGATTGCTCCGGCAGTTGTCACCAACGCGCTGTTTTGGTCTCCCTGAGCAGCAGCTAAGCGAGAATCGTAAGCAAAGCCGAAACCGTTCTGCTGAGTGATTGCAAGAAGGTCTAAGCCGTACTGAGAGCAGCAGCCTGCTGCCATCGCATTAGCATAACGCTGCATTGCTGCGCCACCGAATGCAACTGGTGCACCAGGGTAGTTCGCCATGCGAGTTGCTTGCTGAATATCAGCGATTGCAAATGGATTTGGCTCAGTTGTGCCGTTCATTGTAGCAATCTCCAAGCAGTCACCAGTTACAGTGTAGAAACCTTCTACATCAGTTCCCCACTTTCCGATGTCAGCAACAGCTTGAACAGCAGCAGCAGAAGCAACTTTGCGGTCGATTACGTCCATCAAGCGCATTACTGACTCAAGCACATAGCGAGAGTTCTCTTGGCAATGACGAGCGATATCAGCAGCATTGATAAGCTGTGATGCAGTGTAAGTGTCAGTCGTATCAACTGTGTAAGTTGTAGTGCTGTCACCGTAAGTGTTGGTTGAAGTACAAGTAAGGATGTCACCACCCTCTTCAACTTCAGTCTCAGGCAAACGCTGAATCCAACGTGCTTGAACGGTTTTTAATTTTCCACCGCCTGGAGATACTTCAGTGCGGATAAGTTTTGCGTTCTCAGGTGAAAGTAAGAACTCAAGAAAAGGAAGTTGCTCACGCTGACCAACTTCGATGAAGAGCTCGCTAAGTGACATTTGCACATTAGGACACTCCGATAGAA